CTACCTCTATTTCTAAAAAAGAAAATCTTTTTGATACTTTTTGGGAAAAAATTAAAAACAAAGTTGGAAAAGGTACAGCATTTAAAAATTACATGAAAATAGAAGAAGAATGGTATTTCAAACCATTAGATTTGGCAATAATGTATAATAAATATTATGATTCTATAGAAGATAAAAAATTTGCAAAACACCCAGCATTTTGGTTATCAGATAAACGATATTTAGATGAAACACCAAGTCAAAATAACGATAAAATTGATGAATATAGTTTTTATTCAGATAAATTTCTTGAAGTTATAAAAGATAAAAAACCAAATATTGCAATTTCAAAGATAGCTCAAACAAGAATACATTTTGTTAAACAAGCTATAAATGAAAATAAATTTACTAAAGATGAAGCTATTAAATATTTAGATGTGGCAATGTGGTTATGACATACGATAATGGATTAACAAAAGATCAGCAAAAAGAGGTTGATATTAAATATGAAGAATTAATGCAGAAATTGAAATTAATTAATCCAAAAGAATATCAACTTATGCAATATCATTTAAAGTTAATAAATTCAAAGACTTACAATGAAGAAACAGTAGAGATTTTTGATAATCAGTTAAAATTATTATAGGAGTAAATATGAAATATTTAACGAATGAAGATTTTAAATCTGCTTTTATTGGTTTTGTTACTGAACAAGGAAAACCATATAAAGTCGTATACG